GAGTTGACGCTGAGTGCTGCTGATCCAACGGCTGACGTTACCGTCACAATTCCTGCTAGCACTACAACCCTTGCCGGCCTTGCTGTTGCTCAAAGTTATACAAAAGCGCAGCGTGGAACGCCTGTTGCGTTGACGGATGCGGCAACGATTGCTGTTGACCTGAGCCTTGGCAACAACTTCACGGTGACCCTTGCGGGCAACCGGACGTTAGGCGCTCCAACGAACGTTACTGCTGGTCAATCTGGTGTGATCGTGGTGACGCAAGACGGCACAGGGTCTAGGACACTTGCATATAACACGGTATATAAATTTGCTGGTGGAACGGCACCGACTTTGACGACAACGGCTAGTGCTGTTGATGTTCTTGCCTACTATGTAGAGAGTGCGACCCGTATTACGGTCACTTCGCTGCTGAACGTCTCATGAGTATTCCTGGTGCTGCAAGTCCGCTGTTTCTTGGAGC